CAACGACTTAAACACTTTAAAAAGTGAACTAGAAGCTACTAAAGGAAAGTATGCTGATGATATGAAGTCAAAGGATGAAACCATTAAAGGCTATGAAGAAAAGATTAAGGGATTCGCTGATTACGATGACTTGAAGAAATTTAAGGCTGATACAGAGGCTAATTTAGAAAAATCAAAGAGAATTGACTTTTTAAAATCAAATGGATGTAAGCATCCAGATTTAATGATGGATAAGCTAGATTTTTCAAAGGCTAAATATGACGAGGAAAAGAAAACTTTTACAGGTCTTGATGATGACATTAAGAACTTAAAGACATCTTATGCTGATTTATTCGAAAACAAGCAACCAACAATTATTAAGCCTAATGTTCAACCAAATAATAATGTGAATGGCGAAATTGCACAACGTTATATTGCTGAACATCCAGAGATGGCTAGATTTATGCAACCATTAGCAAATCAAAACAATCAATAAAAATTTAGGAAGAAAGAGGAAAAAGAAAAATGGCAGTAACATTACAAACACAATACGGTCAAATCGTAGTAGCAAAGCTATTACAAAAGTTAGTAACTAGAAATTTATTTAATTCAAATTATCAAAGAAATTCTGCATCTGGTGCAATTATGATTCCAACAACACCAGAGGATAGCGTAGGAAATTATAGTAAGACATCATTAGGCTCTAACACAATTTCTTATGAGTCTAACGCTTGGATCACTTGTACTATTGATAATGATAAGTTTATCAATAAGTATTTAGATGGTTATGAAGTTGCATCATTACCATACAACGTATTAAATGATAACCTAGAAAGAATTGGTTATGCACTTGCAAAGGCTATGGATACTAATGGTATCACTACATTAGTTAGAGGTGCACAGGGTTTAGATAAGGCAGGTAATGCTTTCACATCAGCAGACCCTAGATATGATTCTAACTCTTCTTATGGTATCATCAAGTCAGTTGGTGCTAATGATGTTTATGAAGTTATCGCTGAATTAGGTGGAGCTATGACTGATAGAGGCGTACCAGAAGATGGTAGATACCTAGTTGTAAATGGTACATTTAAGGCAAAGATTTTAGCATCTAATAAGGCTATTAGACAGGGCGATTTAGCACAAGAGAAGATTGATAGAGGTGTAATTGCTGAAATTGCAGGATTCGAAGTTTATTCAACTGGTCAAGTAACTGGTAACATCGGCTCTGGTCAATCAGCAAAGGCATTATATGCAGTTGCAGGTCATCCAGATTTCGCTACAAGAGTTGAGTCTTTTATCGTTGAGCCACAAGTTATCAATGCTAACGGCTCTGGTTTAGCTGTTGGTGGTGTATTCGTACAGGGTAGATATGTATTTACTCATGAATGTGCTAATCCAAAGGCATTTGGTTTAATCACAGCTTAATAATTGTTTTGATTTAAAATTAAGTTTTTATTTGATAAACAATTTAACTAATTTAAGAGGGGTGTAGTGTTGCACTCCTCTTTTTTTATTATTAAAAATTAGGGAGGTAGAAACCTAAAATGAAACACACATGGAATGATTACATTTCAAAAGAACAATTAAGAAAAAGAGGTTATAACCTCGAAAGTAACGGAGTTTTAGATATATCACATTTCGATAGTCTTGATGATGCAATAGATGACTTTTGTAATGGTGCTTTAAATCAATTATATGAATTAATCGCAAAATATACATCAAGAGCTTGGGCTGATGCGTTCTTGTCTGATATGGCTAGAAAAGATTTAGTTAATACAATAGCACTAGAATATCAAGAGTTGTTTAAGGATGCACTAATTGAACAAATTATCTATGTATATGACAATGGCGATTCAAGTGCAACAAGTGATAATCAAGACCGAAAGGATAGAAGTCCTTATTCTCCAAAGGCTGTTGAAAAGCTATGGGATAGAATTTTGACTCATTAAGGAGGTTTTTTCTTATGGGTAGAAATAATATCGAGAATAGAACATTAGACAAAAATTGGGGTTATAACGAAACTCAAAATACACATTTTAAATTCCAAATTCTTAATGAAGAAACTTGTAGAAGATTCGAGTTAGCACAGGGACTTGAAATGAATAAATTGACATTAACAATAAGACTTAATGCTCAATACAAAATGGATATAAAAGATAAATTAATAATTAAAGGTCGTACCTATAAGGTTGTTACAAAATCAAGCTATATTGAAAATGATAATCAAGGAAGATTGAAAGGAAGAATTGATGATTTTACAGGTCATCAAGTAGTAGGTCTTGAATAGTGGATAGACAATTAGTTGAAAAACTAAAAGAAAAATTATTGCTTTATTGTCCTGTTGATACAGGAGCTTTAAAGGCATCAATTAGTGGTGTACAGGGAAATGAAAAAGAATGGGTTATTACTATTGGTAATGAAGATTCAAGTATCAATGGAACGCCAACTATTCAATATGCAAGAATTACAAACTATGCTAGAACTCTAACAATTAGAGGACAGCAATATTCAAATCCTAATTATCATTGGGTAAATAAAGCTGTGTTCGAGTGGGTACAAGAAAACAGACTTTTAATTGATTTAGAGGAAGAAGATACGGAGGTAGATTAATGATTTATGATAATATAACAAAAACAATCAATGATTTTTTAGGTGGTAATTTCGTAATTGAATATGCCAATGATTATAACATTGATTGGAAAAAGATACTTCCAGAAGTACAAGACAAAATAAGTTATGGTGTTGTTAGAGTTGATAGTGCTACAACTCAACAAGTCGGAGGACAAACAATTCGTGTTGAACAAGCTAGTTTAAAGGTGGCTATTCCATGCGAAAAGGCTATTTTTAACGAGGCAGTAGCTTTATTAAGGTCTATGTTAAATACTTATCCTAACGGCTTAAATCAACTACCTATTGCTGATACTGATGAAACAGCTATTCTTTATTTTGGTGCTTACCAAGATGCAAACGGCACAACATTAAATGGTAACGATTGGTGGATTGCTGGTGTTACATTTATAGTAAATATCTATGATGGTGTTGTTGATTCAAAGGACACTGAAATAAAAATCAATGGCACTTTATTAAACGGAATCATAGATTCAAACTACACATTAGATAAAACACTAGATGGAATGGTATTTAATGGCAATAATGTGCAACAAAATACTATTAATGGTATTCGTAAGGTTTTAACTATTAATCTTGTGTATTTAAAGAATGATACCTTAATTCATGATGCAACAAACCATACGGGCATTTTAGATAAAGAAGAAGATTTAACAGCTACTTATACAATTAGTTATAACAATGGTGTTATCACTCGTTCATTAACCAATATGGGTTTAGTAAATCTAAATGAAAAGAACGTCACTGGTAATGTTATGTTAGCGACTTGGATATTTAGTACTATTAAATCATAGGAGGTGTTATTATGGCAGAAAACACACCTATTGTAGTAACTGTTAAAGATGAAACAGGAACTACATCCGTAAATGCTGGAAATGTATCTGGTGGCGGTAGTTCAAATAAACCATTAAATCAACAAGCAAAAACAAATTCTAGTAAATCAATGGCTGGTGTAGTTGGTACTATGGTTGCTATGCGTAGTATTAATTATGTAACATCGAATGTTGGTAAGTGGACAGGATCAACTAGAAATCAACAAGTTGTTAATAATGTAAAGCAATTAATAGGCTATGGTGTAACTTTTGCAGTCAATCCGATTTTAGGAGCTGTTACTGTTGCCCTAGATGGTGTTACAAACGCCCTAGATTATGCTTATGAAAGAAAATGGGAAAAGATACGAGTTGAACAAGCACAAGTTAAGACAGGTGGAAAGGGTGGTTATAGAAGATGACAATCCAAATAAATATATCTGGTACAACAATTTATAATGTAACAACTGATGTAATTATTGATTCAATAGAACTAGGAAAGAGAGCCGATTATTCATTCGAGGTTGGCTCTTTTAAAATGTTTACAAATCAAATTACAAAGAACATTCCACCTTATAGCTTTTGTAGAATTACTGATAATAATTATGTATCAACTGATTATTTAATATCTAGTGAGGCTACGGCTTATTTTACAAACGGCAAATGGATGCACGATTGTAAATTGTTATCATTAGAGGCTATTATGGAGTGCTATATTTTAGGTGCGAAAACATTTAGTTTAGCAGATAGTCCTAATGATAAGATTGTATTAATTAAGTCACTAGCACTTATTAATCAACAATATGGAATAGGTAAGTTTAGAATAAATAGTACAATAGAAAATCTATTAGATGATTATTCAAACGAATATACGTTCCCAGATGGAACATCATTATATGAGGTTGTAAAGAGTATAGCTAATAAGAATAATTTAAGATTCGAGCTTGTTTTAAACTCATTTGGTTATGGTGAGAATAGTTATTTTTATGTTTATTTTGCAGAGAATACAACTAACCAATACACTATAACAAACTCAAAATTAGTTAGTTTTAAATTAATGCAGGAAACTAATGATTATTGTAAGTATTTACAATGTGCTAGTGCTGATGTAGTAGATAGAGCAAATCCTACTACATTTAGAAACCTAACTGTAAGAGCAAGTAATGGGGTAGCAATAAGCCGAGATACAGCCGAATTTATATTGCCTACAAGAGTTGAGGGAATTACTAAATTTGAAATAAACGGAGAGTTTGGTATTTATAATTTGGCTATTCATTGTAGTG